TCCGATTCCATTATAGATTCATAAATATCTGCTGGTATCATGGTGTTTGGGGCATTTTCAACAACCCATTCTGCATACTCCAAAGCCAAATAAGGATCGTCTGCTAGTAATTCATACACTTCATATGGGATATTTTCTAAATTGTTTTTCCATGACATCATATAAGTCATCGCAAAAAAAGGATGCTTCAAAACATTTTCAATATCATCAAGCTTGTTGGCACTAAATTCTGGATAATAATCGGGATACTCATCATCAAATAACGTATCTCTGACTTTTTTATATCGTAATATCTCATTCGGTTTCAAATCATCCATTTGATAATCAGACAAATTAGGATTAATGTTGATATATTCGTTCCTAAGACCAGAATCCAATTGTTTCCAGATTACATCGTGAAGTGTATCATCGTAGTAATCCGAAAGAACTGCCGCTTTTTCTTTATGAGAAAATTTATTCCACAGTAACACCGCTTTATCAAAATCAACATCTGGATCATTGGTGTATGATGGTAATTGTTTTTTAAAATTTCTTTTTCTTTCTAAAAAATCTTTTTCCACGTTATCCAGTTCCTTATTAACCAATAATTTTTCATATTTCGTTAATTCTGGATATTTACGAACTATCTCGTTCCACCCACCTTCCACTTCTTTGGTATTATTATCTGCAAATGTCCAATCATATCCTCGTCTATTACGATCTAATACCATAATATGGTCAGTTGCGGTCTTAGGCTTCTTTTTAAAATAAATAAAATAAAACGTTGCCAAATCATTAAACCGATAATTTGAGAACATATTACCACCTCCCGTTCTTGAGATACAGAAAGAGTATCCCTTTCCATATAACACACATTTATCTTGGGAATCCCCCCGATAGATCGTCACATTCTCATCATCAGCTACAATATCCTCCTGATTGGCAACCACATCTTTGGTTGGTGCTTTTTTCTTTTTAAATTCCGCCTTACCCTTTGCAGCATGGATCGCTTCCGTGAACTCTATCCACGATTTATATTGGAAAGGGTCTTTCTTTTGGAGAGCGTTCTTATATTTCTCAAAATCTTGTAATTCCCTACGGATTTCCTGTTCCGTGGCATCGTTCTGAAATTTCTTCACAATGTTACGGATCGCTCCTTCCGAGAACTCCAACATCAATCTACGATACTCCTTATCAAATTCCATATGATTATTTAATATCATCCACCTAAATAATAACAATGAGTGATTCTCTTGAGTATAACCTGCCCAAAAACGCATACATCAACTTCGATGCGTTGTCCCTGAAAGATTTCATCATCCAACGGCTGAATGAGAATCCCAAATTCACGGATCAGAATTACGAGGGGAGCAATCTAGCTTCTTTCATCGACATCATCGCTTATAGTTACCACACCCTGCTTTTCTATTTGAATCAAACGGGATCGGAAGCTCTTTTCTCCCAGACATCTCTCTATGAGAACATGAACAAGATCGTGAACCTTGTGGGATACAATCCTACGGGCAAACAAACGTCTCTGGTTCCCGTCACCTGCACCGCCAGTGCCTCCCTAGCGGCTGGGAACTACACCCTCCGCAAGTATTCCTATTTCCTTGTCAATAACATCCAATACACCATCCTGAACGATTTCTCCTTTGAGAAGACCACAAGCGGATCGGAGAAAATCGATTCCATTGAAAATAATCTCATTCTCTATCAGGGAACCGTTCAGGAATACCCGATTTACACAGCGGAGGGTAAGGAATTTGAAACCTTTCCGATTGTTGTTGATAATCTGGTGGATGAGAACGATGATCGTTTCATTGCCCATGGCACTCTCGCTGTTTACGTGAAAGAAATCGGAGATGCAACTTGGTATGAATATGACGAGACTGACAACCTGTTTCTCACTCCTGATTCCGATAGATACTATTCGGTTCGTCTCAATGAGAACGGGCATTATGAAATCAAATTTGGTAATAATGTGTTTGGTAAGAAACTTGCCGAGGGTGATCAGGTTGCCGTTTATTATCTCCTAAGCGATAATGACAAGGGTATTATCAGCAAGAATGTCATCAATGGCAACAAATTGTTCAATTTAAACACTTCTCAATTCACTCAGATTTATAATGATGTAATTACTGTTGATCCTTCGTCCATCATTGACCTGACAAACAATGCAACTCTGAATTTCTCCAATACCGCCAATTCCACGGCAATTTCCGATGGGGAGACGGTGGATCAGATTCGCCAGAATGTTCCCAAGTATCTCAGTTCGCAGCTTAGGCTTGTGACAGAGATTGATTATGACACATATCTCACTAAAAACCTTTCCAACGTGCTTCAATCGGTGGAAGTGGTGAACAATAAGAAGTTCATTGATGAATACATTGATTATTTCTATCGAATCTGTGTTGATCCCAATAAATCCAATAGGGTTATATTGAATCAGGTTAATTTTGCGGATTCCTGTGACTTCAACAATGTGAATATCTTCGTGGTTCCCAAGTTTGTGGTTCAAACGGATGCAGAGTATCCCCCATTTCTCTCAAACAGCCTGAAAAACCTGATCATTGACTCCACATTTGATAAGAAGATGCTTAGTCACGAGGTTGTTCCCCGTGATCCAATCTATACGGCATTTGATATTGGGTATTCCGCTCAAGCAGCGAATAAGGATGTGTATTCCACCTCCAAATTGGAAATCGTTCGCACATCCAATTCCAAGATTAACAAGGAGAACCTGAAAAAGCGTATTATCAACATTATTCTGGATTTCTTCAACCCTCTCAATAATTCTCTGGGTCAAAGGCTTGATCTTTCAGACCTGACATCCACAATTCTTGGATTGGAAGGTGTTGACAAGATCAGAACCCGCAATGGGAATGAGATATTCAATGGAATCTCCTTCATAAGCTGGAATCCCGTCTATGAAGGTGTGGATGAAGAATTTGTGAACCAAACAACCACACTACCATTTTTCAAGTTCCCTTATTTTTACAGACCACAAACAATCGGAGATAGAATCCTAATCACGGATAGCGAATGAGCAGCTTTGGCGATATAGAATTTAGTGTTCTGGATTGGAAGAACGAAAATGTGTTGAGTTCCTATGCTCTGGAACAGACACCGCTTCGGTTCGTTCCCGATCTGGATGATTTCAGCTATGTTCGGGTCTTGTGGGACTTTGGAGATGGAACCATTTCCAGTTCTTTGACGGCAGAGAAGTATTGGGAAAATCCCGGCAAATATGTCGTCAATTTCACCCTCTATGATTGCTATTCCAATGCGGTGATTTCCACGGAATACAAGATCATTCACATTATTGATTATCTCAAGCACACATTCACCGTGGATTTTGACAGTCCTACCTACTATGACAATATATCATGGAAATGTGGTAAGATCAGCGATCCCATCACAATCAGAGCATATTATCCTCCAACCATTCCAACCACAAGCCTGTTCTACCGCATAAGCGGTAGCAACAGCGATTATTATTTCGATGAATTGACAAAATTTCGTCATTTGGATAAGACATATGCTTTTCATGAGAAGATTTACAACAATTACCTCTCAAGCTATCAATATCAGGAAATTGACCGCATCACCACGGATAACACTTCGATCTATGCCAAAATATCGGGAACCAATCTGATAGGTGCCACGGAATCTGATAATAATTCGTTTTTTGTTGGGGTATCGGGAACCAAGGATATTCATTTCAAGGATGATTCCATCAATCGGATCAACATTGATCTGTTTTTTGATAGAAGTGTGGAATATCTCAATAATCGGAACAATACCAAAATTTCACTATCAGCCCTTATCGTGGATAATGATGAGGTGGAGGATTTATCAATCACCAGTAATGGATTGGATGGGGAATTCTATGAAATTGATTCTTTTAAAATTGATGGTAGAAAATTCTCCCATGTGGACATACCATTTGTTATAAAAATCAAGGATTCGGAGAATTTCAGCGTCAAGAACTTTCCCCTGCTTTCCGCTTCCGATGTCAATGTTCTGGTATTATCGGGGGGAGACGTAGTAAATTCTTCCTATTATGAATTGGAAGATGTGGGAGCTTATTATGGTTCCGCCAGAGGTAAGATAAAATTAAAAACGAACGATGTTTTACACTATGTTCAGTTGAGTGCAAACCTGTCCACAACCAATGATCAGGGGAGTTCATATTCCTTGGTAGGAATCACCGACTACTTCGATGTGTATCCCAAAAATTACGTTTCCATTGAAAAGAGAAATGAAGATTTTGATGCCCAAGAGACATTCAAGGGTTTAAGATTCCAAGAATTCCTCTTGGATAAGACGGTATTATTTGACGATTTCATGGGATCGGTGTTTGGAACCCTAAGTTCTTCCTATGACACTCTTGGTAAGAAAATCTATGAAAAGATTACCAATTTCGTGGAAAACACCCAAGATGTGGACAGAGGTGAAATATTCTCCCTGATTTCCCAGATGAAAATGACGGGGGTTGATAATGATGTGTTTGAATCCAACCTTTTCACATATCCGGAGAAAATCAAGCGTATTCTGGACTTGGGATCGATCAGCAAGAACAAATTGATTGGATTTAATAACAAATTTAAGGAGAATTTTGATATCAAGGGATTTTCTTCCAAGGAAATCTTCGGAACAAATCTGGGAACGGAGATCAACACCGATACCTACATCATATCGGCGGGAACCCCCATTGTGGCTCTGGAAAAGTTCTCCAACCGCTATGTGTTGCTGAATACTGAACAACCCGTGGAAGAAACCGTGTTGAGTGCTTACATGTTATCGGGATACAATGCAAATTGGGGTTGGCCTCTGGTTCTTCCCGACACCTACCAATATTCCGATCTGGAGAAGTATTATTTATTCTTTGAATATCAGACGGGATATGAAAACACCCTTGTTGATAATACGATTGTATATGACTACACCCTTTATGATAATCTCTCATCCAAACATGTATTAAGGGATGAAGATGGGGAACCCATACTCACCGAAACATCTCAACCAATCTTTGAGGAATTTGATTTCAATTATAATTCTGAAATGATGAACATTTCTTTGCGAGATATGTTATACTCTTCCTTATCACTGTATCATCTCTAAATAATACCAATGACTCTAGCATCATTAGGTTATCCAAACATTCCCAAGTCCATCACCAATCCAAATGTGGTGGTTCGTGATGCTCTGGATGCGAATACATCCCTTTCGTTCCTACAATTCATCAAAACGATGGATGTGTCTTTCAATCCTTCAAAAAATCAGGATTATTACACGGCATATCTCAAATCTTGGAATTTTGTGAAGAATACCAAGACTGCGGATGATAATTCCGTGATCATCGAAAGGTATCGGGAATTCATTCAGGATGTCAATCTAGAATACACCACTTTAGAGGAGCAGAAGTTCCTTTCCAAGCTGGATTTCAACGATCCCCTTGATCTTGATATTGCCATTCCGTTTTATTCCCGCAAATTAATTGAAATTTCGGAATATTATAATAAAAAACGGGAAGAAGCCAAGTTTCAGATCACCAAGAAGAGAATTTCAGGAACAAATTTTGGATTGACCAAGGATATCAAAGATATTACCATAAATTATTTGGAAAATCTTGATAACAGAAAGATCAATTATGACTTTTCCAATCTGAAAAACGATTTGGAGGTGGAAATCGAGGAGTTGTATGAAACATATCCTGAATACTTCAATCAAACACCGAATGTTCAGATATATGATAACAAGGATTTGGATTATGGGCTGGATATTTTCCTCAAAACCAATGCAGAACTCATTCCCGAAGTATTTGCTGGGGTATCCGCTTCACTGATTGAATTGAAAGAAGGGAACTCCTTACTGGATAACAAGAGAAAATTAACGGAGAAATACATTTCTTCCAATTATTATTATCTTTCCACGGGTTCCACTGTATATGACTTCATTTCGGGTAAGATGTTGGATGCTGATAATCCAGCAGCTTCCTTTTTCAACACGAAATATCCCACAACAGCTTCCACTCAGAGAAAAGAATTCACAACACCTGTGGAAATGGGGTTCTTTCGCCCCCACAAGCTATCCATTATTTTGATTGATGGGGAAATACCTTCATATTCCTTCAATTTTGATAATCTAGAACCCAATACCATCTACTATTTTCCTGATCCTGATATCAGGGGTAATAATGATGGTATTCTAACATTCGTAAACAACGATTTATTCCTGAAACGCAATGATTCTTCGGGGAAAGCCAAAAATCAACCGATTAGTAATAAAAGCGATTCCCAATATTACGGTTATATCTCCCAAACGGAGACGACACCTTCAAAATATCTGGATAAAGTGTTTGAATCGGGTTACATTCAGGATTCCAAGGAGGATATCTATAACAATCTCTATGGTTTGTTTAAAAATGATGGGAGTTTCAAGCAAACCATCAAGGTAATACCAGAAACAGAGAAACAATATATCATTCTAGATGGACATACCTTCTACGATTTCAAATATGGGGAAGGATATGCCTTTGATTATTCAACGGTTGATGATTCCACCTTTCCATATACCACAAGATCGGGGTTATCTTCACACACGGGAGGATTTACCACCGATTTCTCCCGCCATTACATTCTGTTCGGAGGAAAATTTACGGATAATTTCACATATCCTCCCGATTTTTATCCAATTTGTCAAATTCTGGAAGGTTATAATGTTTTCCGCAATGGAGTTCTCGTAACCGATACCATTTCATCCGATTTGAGTGGGTATCCTCTCAGTGGCACTTACTATTACTCCCGTTTGATTGAGGGGGGTATCCACGACTCATCCCCCCTTCAAAGAGCATTGGTTGATCCTTCATATCCAACTTTAACTGCGAATGCAACCCAAGAAATTGTTCCTGATGAAGTGAATACATTCATGATTGATGGGGGTAAGGCAACCAATTCGTTGTGTGATATCCAATTTCAATTCCCATCTATCTATTACGATCCCACGGTATTGCAATCCAGTGTTTACAATCTTTCATCTTCCCCAACTGAGAATTACTTCACAAGGTTGTCGTCACATGGCACGATCTATGTTAGGAATGCATACACCAAAGAGGTTAAATCACTTCAAACAACCTTCAGTTACCTCTCAACAACCCTGTTGAGTTCTGTTTATAACGAATTATCGGGTGTTTCCTCATTCGAAGTGGTGGGAGACACCATATTCATCCAAACCGATAACAATCTAATCGCTAAAAAAATCCTTTTTGACAATGGAGCTTTTGTAAATCCCAAGAAATCCACATATGTCACATCATTCAATGATAATCCTTACCAAAAAGTGTCCAAACGATTCAAGAAAAAAGATAAGGTGTATTACGCAAGATTGGATGTTGAGACTTATCCAGTGGTGAGTAACGATTTCAAAATATATCCAACAATTTATGAGATTGATACCACGAAACACATCAAAAAAATCTATTCTGTAGGGGGATTGACCAACTTCTACACGGTGTCAGGAGGATCGGAAGCATACATCAAGGCAGAGGAACCAATGTTCACCTATGATAATCGCTCCGATCAATATAACATATCATTCCTCATGAAAACCGTGGGCAACCAATTCATCATTCAGGAATTTGATTTCAAATTGAATCCGTTCTCCATGATTAACCATAAGCAAATCAAACAACGATGAACACCAAATTCCTATCCTTGTCTTCAACAAACACCAACCAAACCACAACCTATTCAACAATAGGTGTGGTTGATCATACCTTGTTGACATTATCTTTATCGGGAGTCACTGAACGAATTTTTCCCACACACCTAACCATTGATTGGGGAGATAATGTGGAAGATTTCTTTGAAAATGATATACTACAGAATCAAAACATTGCATCCAACGTGTTTTCATCTCTTCTGATGACCACCTACACACACGAATACTTCCCATCTGTCATCTCCACAAGTCAAACACTGACAGCGACGGTTTCCTTATATTATACCAATACTGATATATCAACTTTTACATTACCTTTATCCATCACCAACTATGATTATGCGACATCAGTGGGAGATGTTAAGCTTGTAAATACCGTTTATTTACAGAGCGGTTCAAAGATGCATCAATTGGTGACTAATGAAGGTGGTTATCTATTGGAATTACTCATTAAATAATCTTGTGGCTATTTTATTTGATAAATTATCATCCTGTGAATCTGTTCCCCTTTCCTCAAATTTGGAAGATATAAGGTTTCAGAATTTTTCAAGATATTATCAAGGAGATTATACGCTGACGTTTTACAACGCTCTTTCGGGTATCGTTGATGTCAAAAATAAGAATTATACCAATTTCTTACTGACTAGAAATACCAAAGTATCGAACATTCTCGAAAAGGAAGATCAAATTCTGAAATCCGATTCATTATTAACCAATCTGAACTTTGGGGGTAATTTTTTGGCGTTTCAAAGAGCAGATACCAGAAGATTGGGATTGTCGGGTATCTATAACGAGAGTGAATACTACGGAAATTATAATTTCTCGACAAACGGTGATTCTTTGTCCACAAATTTTGTCATTACACTGAAACCCAACAATGTTTGCAACATTCATCAATATTATGACTATAAAAAATATTATTTGACTAGAAATGCTAATAATGAATTAAATTTTTATACTCAAAATCTAGGATTGACTGCCTATGATTTCAAATATATCTACTCCCGCCCAAACAAGGCTATATTCCTCTTCCAAACCTTATCTGGTGTTCCTTATTTTGTCAGAAAAACGGGTAATTCGCTGACATTATCTCCATCCACATCCGCAAATAAAGCGAGTGTTTACACCAATCCCATTTATCTGAGCAAAGACATATATTCCGATTTCAATATTAATCCAAATACTTCTTATGTTGAATATGGGGACGATAATACCATATCGGAAAACGGAATACTAAAGGATTTGGATAATAACTATCTGTTACACCGTGAAAACGATTCAACTGATATCATTGTTCTAAAGAATCAACTCACCCAAGACAATACGTTTACATCGGGCAACACATTATTATCTTCACAAGACTTGAAATTTTTCGTTGATGGTATGCGGAATTATACATCCATTTTCAATGATATCGACACTGAAAAAGATGAGACTTTAGCTCTAAATTATGTTCTTTACAACAAATCATATGAAATTCTTCCCGGACTGAATCGTTTTACTGCGCCGGATAACATGTCCCCATTCAGCAGGATCAATATCAATGATACAAAATTCGTGGAATCGGGAGCATTTGGATATCCAACACCCGAATATGCAGATAAGGTATATCGCTCCGATGTTTCAGTGAGCTATGATGATGGGCAAACATATCTATGCACTTGGTTGTCCGGTTCCCCCCTTGGTAGTGATAAAGTTTGGGTGGATCGTTACTATTACCCCGATTTGATTGAAAAATCCTTGGCACTGGTGGGAGATAATTCATTCAATCCTACATATGATGATGTGGTGGAGGAATTAGTGACTGGAAATACATCAATACGGGACAGTCTCTCATCTTTCACGGTGTTTGATAAAAAAAGTGATATGTTATTTGTACCGAATTGCAAATACACATACGAAAGAATTAAAGCGGAAGAGTCTGTAACCGATCCGGTGGTGATAACACCCTGTCAATCCCTAACAACAACCGGAAATAATATTAATTATTTCAAACAATTGAATGATGCTAGTAAATTCACCGTAAAATTTTATTTTGATGGTAATAGACAAAATTGGAAATTCAAAAGCAAACGAAATAATACCAATGGAGGACTCACCATTGAAAAAAGAGGTGATAATCTCATATTTGAAATGAACCTTTATAATCCCGGATTCGTTGAAACCACCACTTTCACGGAAACGGTTGTGTATAAACCATCCCAGCGCAATTTTGTTTGTGTTTCCATTGATGCTGTAACCGGACAATTATATTTCTTTCTAAATAACCAAATTGTGGGGTATTATACTTTTGATATTTACCAATTTTATGGAAAAAGATTGGTGTTTGGAGATTTTGTTGTGAATGATGAGGACATTTTTAACCAAAATACCTTGTTGAAAGTTGGTGTAACTACAGAATATACATCAGAAAATCTCGCATTTATCACTCCAATGCTTGACGGGGAATCTAAAATAGACCCAATTACAATTACTTTACCTTGTGGTATGAGAAACAGCACCGACACGGTTGAATATCTTCAAAGTGTGTGCAACAATCAAGCTTATAAATCGAATTTTGTCAATATATTCATCAAAAATGTTGAATTGGAAGATTCTGATATGGATGGACTTCGTAATCGTATATCTTCAGAGATTGTTGATCGCTCTTCAATAACCACTCAAATAAATAATTTAACAATCCCATGATTTCGTATTTCAAATTTACATCAGGTGAAGCATTTACCTTAAATGGTGCCGATTACTCTGGATTCTTCCACGTTGAAGAAGGGGTTGCATATACGGAACGCAAAAAAAGCGAGACTTCTGAGCAACTTACCCCGAAGAACACTTTCATTTCAGATTTCTATCTCAATAAAATGGAATTTGACAATCAATTTGATTCAATCACGGAAACATCCGATATAACAGCCAATGTTTTTGATGTTCTCAACAAGGTTGAGATGGAAAGATTATTATCCATCATCAACCAGAATAATCTAATTGTTTTCAAATCTTTGGTTGTTAATAATCCTCAAATCATCAATTTCACGGAAAACGACTCCCATTATTACGGGTTGTCATCCACCATCGTTGACATGAGAAACGACGATCTCATGTCGGGGAAGAAAAATATATCTCATATCGATCCATTTCGATATTCTCTCGAATGGGCATTTCTTGAAAAGATTAAATATGGGGCGTTATTTGTCAAATCTGATCAAACGTTTAAATATCTATGTTCAACTGGTTTCGAACTTTATACTCTCAAGGGATCATTTACAGATGAAGGATATATCGAATACTCCGTTCAGGAGTTGGAATTTTCCGAAGAGGTATATGGAATTGATTATGATGAATTTGAAAATAAAATAACCATTATCACGCTTGGTGATTTATTGGTATATGATTCTATTAATTATATTGAATGCGATACTTTAGTTCTGGTGGACTCGATCAAATTAGGGGATGTTAATTCTGAAATATTTAAATGGAGTATTGAAAAGAAATTTAAGGACTTGATCGGTAAATGGGGACGCAAATTTTATAATATCCCAAATTTTTCAACAGAATTCATTCGTTTCGGGGATAATTACAGGACATCCATTGAAAATGATGCTCTTGTTCTTAGAAATAAATACTCAACAGAAAAAATAATTGAGTTCAATTTAGCATCCCTTGGGATTGAGGAATTATTAAGCGTTAATATTCGGGTTATTGATGATTATGTCATCATTTTACATCAAAAATCAAATATTTTTCATATTATGTTTTTTGATCCTTTGGATATTGAAGGAACGTTGAGGGACACCCCAATATCAGAATTCCAAAATAGTGACAATTATAGGGTATCGTTTTCCAATCACGATTCCAATATATTTTATTTAAATAGTTCGGCGCAATGTCAAACCCGTGTGGTATCAAACCCAACATATCCAACAGGGCAAATGCGAGAAAGCAACCTCAAGTATGTGAAAAAAGAAACGTGGAAAAATTATATCCAAAAATTTGGAAATGGTAATTTGAAATGGAATACCACATCTCTGGATTCCAATTATTACACTAATTATATGTTCGATAATATCGTTAAATCTGATAAAAATTACGTTTTCTTATTGAATTCTGGTAGAATATATCCTCTTCGGCAAAATATTCCCGATTCATATCTTAGTTCCATTTCCTTGGATTTAATAAAAAATTATGATGGTGTCAAATGTGCAGACACTTCGTATGGATTATTTTTCAACAAAACCATATCATACATTCTCAAAGATATACTAACACTTTATACAAATGCAACCAATTCCTACTCAATTGGTAAAAATGACGTATTTCTAAATAAAATACAAGAAATCACATACGACACCAACAATCTTTACATGAATGGGAATGAATCTGTCAATGTTTTGATGATGCAACGCATCTTAACACTATTAACCGATCTCCAAAAACAATTGGTTGCCAATTTGATAACCGTGGATTAAATAATGTTATGACTTTACCAGATTTAACAGACCAATTCGCTGCGGATTCCTTTTTAGGGATATTACACACCAGCAACAATGCACTAACAACAAGCGATCTTAAAACCATATATGATGGTGTTGGAAACCCATCATCTTTGAAATTATCTAATGATAGAGCGTCAATAGCTGGAATAACATATCCGCTATCTGATCCCGGTTTTAATCTCAGTCTTATGACATCTGGGGGAACCAATGTTTTATCACTCAGTTCTTGGTCGCAAATACAGCAATTTTTAGGGGGTATTGCAAATGGTTCTTACTATAATCCCATCATCACTATGACCGATGGGACTATTACGAACATAACCACAGCACCAAAAGGCATACAAACATATACAATAGCAGGTTCCTACACATTCACCGTGCCAGAAAATGTCAAAGTAGTGAAATTCATTGTGACAGGTGGTGGGGGATATGCTGTAGTTAGAAGTGCTGGTGGGGGAGGAACTGCCATTGGGTATATGGATACTATTCCCGGTGAAGAATTCACTGTTGTTGTGGGTGCTGCTGGTAATTCGGGGAATGCTGTCGGTGATACATCATCGATAACAGATGATGATGGTAATATTGTAGCATCTGCCACAGGAGGAAATACCACGACGGTTTTTGGTGGGAGTTATGGTGGAGGGGGAGCTAATATTGGTTCCTCTCCGAAAGTTACGTCATTTTTGGAAGTCAAAGGTGGGGATGGTGGACACGCTGTTGCTGGGGAGAATGATAGAGACTCCACTGGTGGGTCTTCTTATTGGGGTGGAAGTCGAGCATATGGTGGAGGGGTTGGGTGTAGCACAGCGGGGGCGAGTGATAGCGTAGCTGGTAGTGGAATTGTGTATTTAGAGTGGTAATAATATGGCTGATATCTACATTTCAAAAATCAAAGTTCGTAGAGGAACAAACGCTGAGATCAATTCAACCCGTTTTGACCAAGGAGAACTTGTCCACGCAACAGATTCCAAACGTCTATTCATTGGTAACGGAGTGTTGAGTGGTGGTAATCCGGTTTCCAGTAAAGTCCACCCCCCTCTCAACAATTATTATAGTCTTAGCACCACTTTGGCTGAAGTTGGTGATCTTGTATCTGTAAATTCAATCTGGTATCAACTTACTGCATCTCCTTATAGTTCCGCCACGAATTGGGGAGATGTGAGAACAAAATTCTCTTCTGAATTTATATATGATTCGACTTCCACTGTTAATATGGCAGTAAGTGGACTATCGGCATCCAAAATTAACCCAAACACGGTTACAAATGGTGTCAATATCATTGATGGTAAAATTCAATTAAATTATAGAACAAATTTCTTTGAAATATCTTCCAATCAACTCTCCATAAAAACAGGAGGAATCACAACAAGGGAAATTCTTTCATCTTCTTTCAGTAATGGATTGAGTGGTGGTAATGGAAGACCAATTTCTTTGACTGTTTCCCCCACCGATTTCACATTCCAATCGGGAATACTTTCCGCCAATTACGCCAGAATTTCCGCCTATGGATTGAACACACAATCCCATTTGCCAGTATCCGCATATAACGCTCTCAGTGGAGTTACTGCTAAAGTTGGGAACACAGCATCAGTTGATAAAGTGATTTATCAATTACAATCATTACCAGCCACCGCACTATCGAATTGGGAAGCCATTTCCAAAGATGCATTGACAATTTATGATACTCTGACTGGGAATTCCACGCATCATTCCTTATCTGCTCTTTTTAATGGTAGTCCATCGCAACTCACGGATGGTGTGGTTCCCGGAATACAATTGACAAGTTTCACGGCATTGTCTTCCAACGGTCTTTCTTCCGTATCAATCACCTTATCTTCCGCTGGATTCATCACATTTGCGGGGGATACATCCGAAACCGGAAAAACGGTAAATAGATTCGCAATCCCAATCTTCACATACTAATATGTCAATATCAATCACCAACGACACCCTTTTAAAGTTGCTTGCCCGCCAAGGAACCAATGCAGAACGTTTAAACGTTCTGTTAAATTCAGGAGAATTTGCATTCACCACCGATACTGAACGTCTTTTCATTGGCAATGGTGCGGATAACGGGGGTGTTTTGGTTGGCAATAAATTCAAGGGATCAAATCCCGATGTCACCACCTTCTCTCCCGCAGAAATAGGAGATTTGGCATATAATAGTGATGCTCTCGTATTATATAGACTCAAACAAAATGATGGGTCAAACTTATCCGATTGGGAAAAAATCGGCGGTTCCGGGTTGACAAGTGATATCAACCAAGCTCTGGGAGGTGTTCAGATTGATAATCTGGTTCGGGTCACTTCGGTTGGGTGGTCAACGCTGTCTGCTTCCAACGATCCAAACACTTTTTACATCGTTTCTGATGTGAATTATATAATCGTTTAATGTAACATATACTTTGACACTGTAATGCCTACAAGCACCACCACTACTCTCTCAGGCACCACCACTCCAACGCCTACTACAAGCACCACGACTGCTCCATCAGACACCACGACTACTACAAGCACCACGACTGCTCCATCAGACACCACGACTACTACAAGCACCACGACTGCTCCATCAGACACCACTACAGAACCCC